CGCCTTGGGAGTTTAGAGCAAATAACCATACATCACTATTATTAATGCCCTGTGCATCAACTGCCACTTTTTCATTTGTTACCGGAACATCGATTTTAAAATTAGCTACTTCTAAACTGCCTTGTTTAAAAAGTAAAAAGAATCCGTTGTTTGGACTTGACGGTCCACGTGCATCGTTCTTGTAAATAAATCCTAGTTGATTACCAGGAGTTGGTTCTTCTTCGTATATCGATTCTTTACCTAGGAATGATGTGCTTACTAATTCAAACGCCATTCTTCGACCAGCTACTGTTTTTACAAATGTATAGATAGGCACATCCCTTGATGTGGTTCTGAATCTGTATTGATCTGTTTGAATACCGTCAATAAATGCAGTGCCTTGACTGCGACCAAATTCTGTGTTATCAGTCATTGCTGCGTTTAAGGCCAATAAGAACTGTTCGTTCCAATTGGTGTTAGTTGGATCGTTCCAAATAATCACTTGTTGAGCTAGATTTTTTCCGTTACCATCAACAATATCTTCTGTTGTGCTGATTGTGTCAAACTTCAATAATCCTTCCGCAGCGATGTTGCGTTTAGCATTGTAGCTTAACATTCTAGCTAGACGCAGAATATTTTCTTTACGTTCAGCTAATTCAATGAAGTTTTCTCTAGATGCTAGATCAATGCGGAAACTTAAACTTTGGCCTAAAAATGCGATAGCATCGATTAAGGCAAGATATTCACTAGATTCAATATAATCATTAAAATCTTCTGGGTAATTTTCTCTAATGTAATCAATAATTACACGACGAAGATTTTCAAAGTCATAGCTTTTGAAGTCAGCATTCTTAAATGTCTGGTAGATTCGTTTCCAATCTTCGTTTAGAATTAAATTATTTTGTCTAGTTGTAGCGGTCATTTTACCTTCCTATTCTATATTTATCGCGGAAAATAAACTGCTTAGTTAATTGTACGATTGCTTTTATCAAACTCTAACTTAAGTCGTTCGTTTAAATTAAAAGGCAGGTATATTAATTCAGCTTCTATTCTTATTCCTTGGTCTGTACTATCTACAATAACCGCATTTACAGCAATACGGGGGTCATAGTTAATAATTGTTTCAACATCACTTGCGATCATTTTTTTAACATCTTCTGTAAAAGGCTCAAACAATAAATCCCAGATAACTGTTCCAAAATCTGGATTTTCTAATTTTTCTCCCTTACGAATATAAAAATGATTTATTAAATCTTGTTTAACTAAATCAATATCAAATAACTTAAATTGACTTTTAGTTTGTGAAGAATTAAAACCTTTATATGTAAATGCTGTAGCACCTTGCGCTCCAACAGATGCGGTATTTGTTGCGACGGTTTTTTGATTGTATAGTGTTGCCATTATGGTATATCCCTATCTGTGTTTTCCGGTGTGTAAAATGTAGGAGCAAAATTTTCATGTTGCGGCCATGGTTCGTGCATCGGAATACGTTTCATAATACTCTTCAACGGAACAGATTTTAGATATTTTGTTTTTGCCCAATCTAGTGTACCGTCTGTTTCGAGGTTTTCATTTAAAGTTAAAATTACTGCTTTAGTAGCTGTTGCTGCTGCTGGTCCGTTCATATCAATCTTTCCAGCTGTTTCATAGTGATGCGCACTTCTAATACTAGAATTAGCTGTCGATGTTAAATTAAGATTACCCGTGGCATTTACATGAACCGCACCTTTTGTAGTTAAAAAGCCGTTGCCGTCAACTACAAATTCTAAATTCTTTTTTACATCGGCATGCAGATTGCCAACAACAGTTCTCATGTTTATGTTGCGGCCTGCTTCCATATTAATGTCGCGATCTGCACGAATGTTAAGATCATTTTTAGTATGCACACTAATGCTGTCTTCTGCATAGATATCTATTTTTCCGTTGCTGGTTAATTCGATCCAGGTGGTGCCTCGGGCATTTCCGATATAAATTAAATCTTCTGAGTTGTGTAAAAGAATCTGATGACCAGTTCTTGTGCGGACTCTAAAATATTCATTATACGGAATATTAGCTTCGCCTTTTTCTCCGGCTAGTACGTCGGCATATTCAACACCGCCCTTACTAGCAGGTTTTTTACGTTGATACTGATCGTCACCATCATCAAATACTAACTGTGTTCCACCAAGTCTGCTTACTGGAACTGGTGTAGGACTATGTGAATCTTTTCTTCCAACATAAGATTTTTTTGCACCGTCACGTTTGTCTAACGGTCCCGGAGTACTAATACCAAATACCATATTAGGAATATCTCTTCGAACCGACGAATTTGTTACACCTCGGATATCGTCTTCAAGTGTTCCTTGTTCTAGAAATCTATCTGCAATAGGATGCACTGGACGTTTAACTTTGTCAATGCTTGCTCCCTTAGTGAGATCATTTGCTTTCCTATTAACTTCAGCAACAGGCAATTGTTGACTGGTTGCATACTTGGCTTTATCTGCTGGGCTAATGTCAACTTGATCAGATCCGCCAATAGCTGGGATCATGCTGTTGGCAAACTTAGACGGAATACAACCGATCCAGTATCCCTCAGAAGGGTTTCCGTCAATAAACAGAACCATTACTGTTACACCTACATCTGGAGGAGTGAACCACATGCCGTAACTTTTTTGTGTGTCGTTATAAGCATCTGCATTACCTTTGTTTGTACCCATAAATTCGTATGAGGTACTTCCAAAGAAAGGTGTCATGTATTTGACTACATAAGTCTGGCCTTCGTCTCCAACTGTATTGCCTTGGTCTCGTAATAGCGTTACTTCAAGACTTGACATAAATGATGGATCAAGATGACTTACTACCTTAGCTAGATAAGGCCCGTTACCAATACCTGCCTTGGCTTGGTTTACTTGTTCCGATCGTCTTCCTTCTATTGCCATATATTATCCATAAAAATCGTTAAGGTCCATAAAAATCGTTAAGGTCGTCCGGTGCGGAGAATCCTTCTGGGTATTCGCCAGTATCATCAATTGGTGATGTTGGGTCTTTCAATGTTCCAGTAATTCCTTTCAGTGCTGTTGGTTTAGCCGCCGGTGGAGTTCCTTGGAAGTCGCTAGCTTGTAATGGTAATCTAATTGCTTTAAGACTCTGTTTAAAAGCACCATCATTTACAATATGGTCTACTTTAATTACTTTATAAATTCCGCTAAACGGGCTATCTGCTTTATCAACAAATAAGTAATCTCCATTTCCTTCTTTAGGTTCAACCGGACTTCTAAATCTTAGATAAACGTAAGTATCCCCGCCCTCAAAATTAACAGAGTCGTCATCAGTTTTTAATGACATAGGTTCTGCTCCTGCAATATATCCGCCAACTCCGCTGTCTGACAACCAGTACGAATCCCCCATGATATCAAAATTTATCGAAATCATATCAGTTACGTTAGAAGTAAAGGCTTTATGAAATTGCTGAGCAATATCTACTGCTGTGGTAATATTTCCAGAACCGCCCATGAGTTTTTTGGCTGCTGCGATATCTGGTTTAGCTGACGGTGTACCTGTCGGTGAAAATTCTGTTTCTGGACCTGCGGTTCCCGTTCCTATATTAGAGCGTTCAATATCGTCATTGCCGGCGCTGTTAATATCTTTGTTTGATGTTCTGCCGCCGGTACCGTCTGCTGTTGGAGAAATTCCAGTATAAAATGCATTATTAATTTGTATATCAAATTTTAATAAATCATTATTTTGTCCAGTATAGATATAATCATATTGTTTAACAATTCTATCTTTCAATGCCTGCTCACCTACTAGGGCTGCCCCCGGTGGGGAGAATACCGAGCTATGTACCATATAAGGCATTACTCTAATAATTAATTTTTTAGCTTTTTGATTACGTACAGTATCGTGCCCAAGTATTTGAACTTGTACATCAATTCTAAACCAAGTAATCATACCATCAGTCCAGTTTTCTGGTTTTAAGTTTTTCTTTGCAAATTCACTTTCTGTGATAATGCTTGTGATGATCTGTGTTATAGAAGTATTTTGAGAATACTGAAAAGTTCTCTTCTTAGCATCAACTGATACTTTAGCTGTATCAACTTTACCTGATTTAGAATCATAGGCCTGTGATGCTTTAGGTGCTACATAATTACCGGCTGAATCTATTTGGAAATCAAAAGATGCATCGCCGATCGGATTAGCTGTAAATGACTCTTGCGACAGTACACTTTTTGACGATTTAACTTTTACTGTTCCTACTGAACCGAGAGGAACTACTGCTCCGGCCTCTTCTTGATATTCAACACCAGGCAACGGATCGGAAGAAGTTTGTGGGAAATGTATTTCATATTTGTCAGGCAATGCTCCAGGATTGCTTCCAGCCTGTTTAATTTGATAATCATTGAGAGCATTTTGTAAACTACGCTCGCCATCTACTAATACTTCTTTAACTGTGTCACCAGTTAACGAAATATCAGAATAAACATTATTTGCAATGTCACTGAATGCTGTATGATTTAAAGGAACAGCTTCAAATTTATAATTGCTTCCGCCTTCTGTAACAGTGAAGTTGGATCTTTTTAATTGAACAGCATAATATTTAGGAACAACATCTATATACGAATTTCCTTTATCATCAAATCCAACAAACTCTATTTTTAAACAAAAAGGTGCATTGAGATAATCTGTTTCGCCGGCTTGTATCGCTGCATATTGCAAACTTTGTAAAAACAATCCCATACTGTATGGTTCGTATACATCGAAACTCATGTTTGTACTTGTCGAGGTACCTGCGTCTGGCGATGCAGTTACTACCTGAGTCATTTGAAAATTATTAATAAAATACTCAGGCGTGCCTGATGCAGTCCTGGCTCTTAATTCGTCATATCTACCAGCCGAACTTATTACCACTTGCCCTTCACTAAACCCAGTACTTCTGTATAAAAAAGGATTGTTAACTTCGTCTTTTGATAATGCTGCTAGAGTAAACAATGTATTATAGGTAGCAAATTTTTCTAGTGGATTATCTAAAACTGTATTAAGATTTCTAACTCCTGATGGCGTTGCTGCGGCCTTTGCGACATTTACCGCTGCTGCATCGGATGCTCCGTATGTGGCTAATACCTCAGCTGCTCGGTTTGCTGTACCTGCGGGCAAGTTTGATGGTGCGCTGAGATCAGTTGTACCAATTAAGGTACCGTCTGGTTTTTTAATTGTAATGACACCGCCGAGATCTCTAGAAGAAGTTACGCCGTCGGCATATGTTGTAAGCCTAGTGCCATCATCAAATATTTGTGTGGTTCCAGTAAGATATTCTACTGCCACGTTATACTCCTAGATACTTTTCTAAATTAGCTTTTTTAGGTATGTAAATTTGTACACCCGGAACGAAATCAAATATTGGATCTTTAATTACATTCATATTGCGCTGAACAAACACCCACCAAAGTTTTGGGGTGCCGTAAAGATCAAATGCTAATAAATCTGGGCGGTGATTGTATTGATTTTCTATTTTGTATAAAAAATCATCTGCTTCAGCAGGTACTGGTCTAATCTTTAATGTTTCTAAATAAAGATTATTCTGTTTAGTTAAAAAATAAGGAGAACTTTTTTTGTAAGTTGCCATATTATAAGAATCCTACACTGCTTGCAGTTTTGCCGCTGGCAAAATCTTCTAGACTAAATTGACGCAATCTGCTTCTATTGTATATCGGTGTTACTGTAACACTAATAGTACTCATAATTGGTACCCAAGAAGGTTGGGTCATTGCTCCCATTTGACATTTGATATATTGCACATCATCCTTCATGTCAAAGGACGCCGATTTAACAACAACAGGAACTGTATTAAAGATATTACTACCGTATCCATTTAGTTGACATACGATT